TTAGTTACCTGATTTTTTGTGTTGCATTTGATATAATTCAAGTTTATTTACAGCTCGTTCTTTCACTTCAGGAGAGACATGTGCATATATCTCAGTCGTTTTAACATTCTTATGACCAAGCATGTCTTTAATGTCCTCAAGTGGAACTCCTGCTTGTCGTAAACGAGCAGCATTAGTATGGCGACCGTCATGAATTCTGATTTTTGGTAAGTTTGCTTTTTGAATGATACGGTGCCAAGCTGTGTCAACGGATCGTTGACGAATAGGCAAGCCAACGTTTTTTCCTCTATGATTGATAAATAAAAAATCTTGGTTTGAGTTAGTCATGGGTAATACATTACTTGTAAGATCATAATTAATACTATAGAGTTCTAAGACGGAGTTTCTCACTCTGTTTGTCATTTTTAAACTTCTCTTCCCAGCATCAGTTTTAACATCATCTAAAATTACTTGACCAGGTTGCTCTTTTCTATACAAACGCTGCTTGTCAAATGTGAGAATATTATCTCTAAAATCAAAGTTAAACCATCGTAAGGCCATTACTTCGCCTTTCCGCAAGCCTAAGTCGAAAATGATTAAAAAAAATACATACCACATAAAATCGTCAAAATTTCTAGCGGTGTCAAGAAATAGATTTTCCTGCTCTAAAGTGTAGAATTCTAGTTTCTTTTCTTTATTAGTTTTTTCTTTTACTTTATCTAATGGAAACTCTACTAAGTAAGTAGGATTACTTTTTACATAACCTAATTTTTGTGCTTTTTTGAAAGCATTGGACAAAGCGGCATTTACAATTTTTACTGTGTTATAACTAAGCCCGTTTTTATTTTTTCCTAATTCTTTATTCGTAAATAAGCTATTAATAAATTTTTGGTGATCTGCAGGTTTATATTTATTTAATTGATAATTACCTATATAGGGATCAATATACATACGGATAGCATCTCGATAGACAATTCGTGATCCTTCCTTAACGTTATTTTTGTATTCGTTTATCCAAATATTCATAAATTTTGAAATAGTCATTTTTTGTGAGTTTTCTTTAACGAATTCTTCAGAAGCAATTTGTCCTTCAATTATTTTCGCAGCCTTCAAAGCTTCCTTATGGGTTCTAAAACCTCTTTTGTGTATTTTTTGTTGTCTGCCAGTACCATTGTTACGCCCATTTGAAACGAAGTATTCCCAACGTTCTTGACCGTTTTTCAATTTATAAGATTTAATAGAAGCCATTAATCTTCACTCCTGAACATGGATTTTGGAAGAGTATAAAGTTTAGGTTTGTACCAACCTTTTTCATAGAACTGATCCATTTTTAATTCTTTTTCTTCCCAAGAAAACAAGGGGAGAGTCACCATATTATCAGTTTCAATGTCTTTTTTTAGTTTTAATTGATCTTTCAACACATCTTGATATTTCTCTTCACTATAATATGGGTTTGTTAATATTGGATAAATTGTTACTTCTGGAACATCTCTTTTCAATCTTTCTCGTAATTCATAGGGTGTCATCATTGAAGCAAATCCTTTCGTAGTTATAATATTTAAATAAGATTAGTAACATAAAATAGAAGATTTATATTAAATATCTTTTATTTTTTCAGTATTTATCTTAACAGGTAAGAACGTATGTTCTTTTCAGCCTTAAAAGAAAAGCCCGTAGGCTAATCTTACTTAGCGGATTTAAACGTACATCCGCAATTATTACATCTCCATGTATTTTTTTTACCCTTTTTTCCAGCGAAACCAGCTAGTGTTCCTATTCCTCCAGTTAAAAGTGCACCCCCTGCAGCCTTTCCCACAGAGAAGCCTTTACGATTATTATGCATATATTGGACGTTAAGGTTTTTACAATAAGGACAATAGACACCAAGATGGAATAGCCCTGCTTTTTTATCCGAGTGATAATAATCATTAGAATATGTTGGAGCAACTTTCTGATTTTGTTCTGTTTCGTTTGAATTACTTTCTGTAAATTTTTGAATAGGATTTTGTTTTTCTATTATTTTTTCTGTTCGTTTTATTTCTTGTTCATGTAGAAATTTCTTTGCTTTTGGATCTTTTAATATTTTATACAATGAAATAAAAAGAAAAATAGTGCCTGGAATAAATAACTCTAATGCAGTGAAAAATAATCCAATAAGAATCATATAAATCCATACAAAATAGGATAAATTATTTCTCTTCTTAAAAATACAGTAAACAAAATATACAGAAGTTACGAATAATCCTAATAAAGATGATAGACCTAAAAATGCACTCATTTTTTAGCCTCCTATATGTGTTTTTTATGGCTAATGCTAATTATAAATCGTAGACAAATTATTGAATACCATATTTAGAAATACCTAATTGTATTTCTGCAGAAGTTTTCATTTCTTTAGGTGTGTTTCTTAAAGCTTCTTCTTCACTCATTCCTTCAACGGTAACTTTATAAGCTGCAGGAGTCATACCATACACATTTAGGAATCCTGTGAGCGTATTTATGTCAGTAGAGATATTTCCGTTAGTGATATCTTCTGTAGTATCAGTAATTTCAACTTCGTTCTCGGGTGCATTAGTTTCGGGAGAATTTTTGTATTCTTTTTGTTTATCTGCAAGGAAATCTTCTTTGTTACTAAACTCAAGTGGTTGAAAGACTAGTTCGCCATCTGTTAATGTGCCATCAGATTCTTTAATTAGAGTTCCTAAATTAGAGCTCATTGATTTTCTTCCATCCGCTAAAATATTAAATTTAAGGTCAATTAATGAAGAGTGGTCTACTTGACCATTTGAATATGTCCCGTCTTCATTAATAAAAAATAGGTTTCCGCTTTGAGGAATACCCCAACCGCCAATAAAATCAGCTAAACTTACTTCCACCTGTGGTTTTTCCACAGATGTAGAAGAAGTAATAACATTGGACGTTTTAGTTATTGAATTTGATTCGTTTTTCTTCGTATTACCAGATGATTCTTTGGTGACAGAGATAACAGTAGAAGAGGATACTGTTGTTTTTACTTCTTTTTTATCCCCATCAGAACAAGCAGTCATTGAGAACAAAGATATTCCCAACATAAATAAGATACTATTTTTCATAATATAGCTCCTTTACTTTAAAACCATTTAACAATCCCCAATGTACCGTTAGGTTTAAAAAACAATTTATAATCGCCGTATACAAGACCTTCAGGAAACTGTTTGGAATAAGCAGATAAAGCACGTTCCAAGGCTTGTTTTGTAATGCCTAGGAAATCGGCGCATTCCCAAACATATGTAAAACGTTCATGATAGCAGTCAATTAAATCTTGAGGTGTGACTACCATTGTTGCTCCAATATCACGAGCTTTTTGTTCTTGTTTTCTCTTTTCATTTGTATCTTGATTTATTATATCACCGACCGATGTGAGATGATGACCAATTTCCTCGGCAACCGTACTAGTCAATTCTCTAGGATGTTGTTGCGGATTTAAATACACAACATTATTAATATACAATCCTTTTTGCTTCTCTGGCATGTTAGGTTCAAACTTATACGTTAAATCTGAAAAGCGAGCCATTAATTCTTCTGAAGTAACCATTAAAACACCTACTACTTTAATTATTGTGATCGCGTTTTTTGATGTAATCGATAAAAGAGAGTATCTCATTCATATCCTTTTCAGAAACATCGTCGTCAATATGTGCAGCTACTGTTAGTTGTTCTTTGGTAAGTTCAGAAGCACTATCTGACTTTCTGCCATGTAGATAATCTAGTGTTACTCCAAAATAGTCAGCTATTTTATTTTGTATTTCGACATCAGGCGTTCGCTTTCCTTGTTCATACGAAGCGTATGTTGTTTTTGCTACTCCTAAGATATTTGCCATATCTTGTTGAGTTAAATGAGGTTTTGATTTTCTGAGTTGTTTTAATCTATTAGCAAACATATATTCGTCTCCTTTATCAATAATATACTATCACAAATTGCGTACTTCAAGTGAAATAAAAAAAGTATCAAAAAAAGAGTATTTTCTCTTTACAAAGTACGCATATTGTATTATTATAAAAGTACGCAAAACGTATTACAAACGGCAGGGGGTGATACTCTTGAAAAAATGGTTAAAAATAAAGAGAGAAGAACTAGGATATACTCAAGAAAGTTTTGCAAAAAAAGTAGGGATTGCTAAGACCACATATTCATCATATGAACAAGGACATAGAAATCCGACAGTACAAACTGCAAAAAAAATGGCAAAAATATTAAATGTTTCATGGACTCTTTTTTTTGAAGAGTAAGTACTCGATTCGTATTATTTTAAAAGGAGATGTAAAAACATGCCAGAAAAAAACATAGGATTTTTTAAAGAAGGTGACATTATCGAGATTTCAGGAAAGCCAGAAGGTATCGTTATTCACGCTGATTCAGAAACCTTCATGTTACGGCCATTTAAAAGTAGAGGTAATAAAGGACGCTTACCAGTGTTGGGCGCATTTACATTAATATACTCAAACGATGTAAAACATTACAAAGATTGTTACTGGGTCAAAGCAATGTCTGAAAAAACAAAGTTTGAGTATAAAAAAGAAGAAATATTACCTATGAATTTGAATTAAATAAATCAAATCTGGTTCTATCATTAATTTCTTCCCTTATAGGGGTTAGCTGACTAATGTATAACTCGTAAAGCTCATCACTATGTTCTGGAATTTCAAAATCAGATTTATAGAGCTTTAGCATAGTTAAATCATGTGCTAGCTGAATAGGATCAATATCAAAACCATTTACACTAGGAATGTCGTGTTTAGCTTTCAAATATTACACCTCGCTTACTTTATTTCAGCATGCCAGTGCTGATAACTAATTATAGCAAGAGAAATATGAAAGGAGACAGGAAATATGCCAGAAAAACAAAAAGTAATTGAAAAAGAAATTATTCAAGAATTAAAAGAAATAAAGTATTTGCTCCAAACTATTGCGACTAGCTTGGAGCAAACGACTGAAAGTCGAATAAATGAAGTATTGGACAATCAATACGGTAAGCTGCTTGGACTTTTTAATAAATAGAAAGGAAGCTTATTTAATGGTAAAGCAGAAAGGATTGCAATATTTGAAAAAATATCGTAAGAAATCATCTTTTACACAACAGCAATTAGCAAAAAAATTAAGTATCTCTATTTCTCACTATGTAAAAATTGAAAATGGATTTACAAAACCAAGTTATGAAGTAATCAAACGAATGAAAGAATTTTATGGAAAAGATTTTGATACTAATCAGTTATTTAAATAAAAAGCGTATCTTTGTCTGCTACACAAGACACGCTACGGAAATTATTTGTCTCAAAACTAGTAGCAGTAGCTCTTAATATTTTGTTGGTATCGTCCCCAACGCTGCTAATAAGATAACTTTGTAAAATTTGTTAAAAACTTTGCGGGCCTTTAACACCTTAAATCATAGATTTACGCTGGTATGTCCAGTAGTTTATCCAAGATTTATTAATCCTCCTTTGTACAAGGTCGGATTAGTAATTTTACTCTGTTATAGAGACACAGCTGAGTTCAAAAATGCCTCCATGGACTATCAGCCCCTTTCAGTAGTTTGAACTACGGATCTATTATAACAAAACTTTCATTTTTAAGGAAAGTTAGAAGGAGAATAAATATGCCAGAAAAACAAAAAATGATTGATTTCATTTTGGAGATCATGCCAAATGTAAAGCTTATTGTTGAACTAGCAACAGATGACCAGTTAGTTCGTCTGTATGAACAAGCACAGGATAAGTTGAACTATCAATTGGATCTAATCTAATTGTATAAAAAAATACATCATATAAAAAGATGGTTAATTAAGAAAGGAAGAAGTAAAAGTAAATGTCAATGTCAGTAATATTAAGAAAGTCGTTAATCGAAGTTCTTAATAAGAAAAATGAAAAGAAGAAAGATGTCGCACGTGAAATCAGTACATCTCAACAATCATTGAGTGATTGGACTTCTCAGAACAATGTCAAACCAGTAACGATTGAAAATGCTCTAAGACTTAGTGATCATTTTAGAGATTCGGCTTTCACAATGGAAGTTATTCATCAGTTTTTTGGAATATTTAAAACTTGCGATGGTGATGTTTATCGAAAAGATCCTTCATCATTGGACCGATTACAGAAAATCGAATCCAATGAAAGAAAAATGTTGAAGCATGACATCGAAAGAATTATTTTGAAAAATCCTGAATATTTATCTGAACAAGATATTTCTAAAATAGTTGCATACGCAAGTGAATATTTAGATGAAGTAATTGTTGAAATCACACTACTTAGTAGCTTGTGTGATCTTGCTTCGATAGATATTCGTTATTTAAGTGAGCAACGTTTTCCATATTGGGAACAACTAGGATACATGAGGAAGGAGAATACAAATGGCTTTAGAAGTTATTGATTTTAGATCAAAAAAGATTAAAAAAAATAGTTCAAAGAAAATTCCACCTTTGAAAGCAATAGAAGTAGCAAAAAGAAAAAATGTTTCAGCTGCTACTGTTACAAGATGGATGAAACGAGAAATTGATCCATTACCTGCTAAAAGAAATGGTGGATTGGTAAGGATAGAAGTTGATGATTTAGAAGAATGGTATGACAGAAATTTTATATAGGAGGATTTCAATGCACAACAAAGAATTTGTTATTAAAGCAATGTTGTTAACTACACTAGGAATTCTATTGTTTGTATTTGTTATGTGCTTAAGCCGCTTAGAGTTTTTTACAGCAACTATGATAGCACTTATAGCAATGATTATCAGAGTTCTTTGGGTAAATATAGGAGGCAAATAAATGAAACGTAGAAAACTAAAAAGTTTGTATGAAGCTCGAATTTCAGGAGCGTTTATTGCTGTATTTATTTTAGGATTGATAATTAAAAATAGCGTTCCAGTAAATTATCTACTTTTAATTATTGGACCAATTGCAGTCGTTTGGTTCATGAAATACGACGATGCGAAATACGACAATGCAAAATATTTAGCTTACACAAAAAAAGGGACTCATTCGTCCACAAACGATTAAGTCCCATACAAAAATTATACACGTGAATTATAACATAAAAACTGGAGGAAATGAAATGGATAATGAGTCAAATAAATTAACCATGTCAAAACGGTTTGAAGAATGGTTTAAAAACGCAACTGAAAATTGCGCAGAACGAGAATTATACGCTATAGCGTTAATTGCACGTATGGATTGGTTAGTAGATCCAATAATTAGCAAAAGTTATAGATATGATTTAACAACAGAGCTGAATCAAAATCATAGTAGTGCTTGGTATGATGTTGCTACTGAAATTTGTAACAAACGCAAAGAAACAGTTATACGAGCAATCTTAGAAGACAACATAGAAATCGAAGGAGATTAATTGTATGAAAAACATTAGCTTGAAGTCAATCCGTATTCATAATTTTAAAGGTATATCGGACCTGATGATTGAACCAAATGGTAAAAGTATTGATATTTTTGGAGACAACGATGCAGGCAAAACAACTATCTATGATGCTTTTCTTTGGTGCTTGTTCAACAAAGATTCAAAAGAACGTACTAAGATTCAGTGGCGTCCACTTGATGAAAATAGCGAGCCAATTCGCGGTAAACAGACATCAGTAACTGTCGTTTTGACTATCAATGGTCAGGCAAAGGAGTTTGAAAAGGTCCGAGGAGACAAAGAGGTTATCAAACGAAATTCGGAACACAAGTCTTATGAGATGTTTACAAAATACCTCGTAGACGGATTAGAGACCACAACTAAGAAAGCATTTGACGATGAAGTAGAAAAAGTATTAGATCAAGACACATTTAAGAATCTGACTAGTGTGACTTATTTTTGTGAGCAGTTAGTGGCAGATGAACGACGTCAAAAGCTTTTTGAATACTTTGGCAGCAAGACAGATGAAGAGATTATCAACGAAACGCCATCAATTCACCAATTAAAAGAAATTATTGGCAATGATGACATTAAAACAGCTCGTGATCGTATGCTTCAAGACCAAAAGCGAATCAACGAAACGCTGAAAAATATTCCTGTAAAAATCGAAGGTATTCAAGCAGCATTGCCAGATATTGAAAATATCAACAAAGAGCAACTATTAACCACTCGCAACGAGTTGACATTAAAGAAAAATGACATCGAAAACCAGCTCGTTACAATTAGAAATGGTGGTAATATTTCAGAATTAATTGCAAGTCTTAATACAAAACAAGAAGAATTAACTGCTGCTAAATTGAAGCATGATAATGCACAGAATGCTCGCATTAACGGCATTGAGCAAGGTAAGTCAAAACTCTTTGCTGATCTCAATAAGGCCCAGAAGACGTATGCAGATGAAGAATCAAGTCTTAATGTAACAGAACGTTTGGTTTCTATAAAAGATAATGAACTGATTGCATTAAATAAAAAGCATGAAGAATTGTACGACAAATATGATGAAGTAGAAGCTGAAGAATTTACAGGCGGTCTAGTTTATACCAAATTATCTTTCAATGAAAATCTTTTAGTTTGTCAGCACTGTAATCGTCCATATGATATCAAGGATCAAGATGAAATGAAACGACATCATGAGGAAGAAGAGCAAAAACGTGCAGAAGAAATTGAGTTAACAAATAAAGAAATAAAAGCCCAGTTTGAAGCGGATAAGCAAATCAAGCTCTCTGAAATTCGAGAAAAAGGCATTCAAAATAACAAAGATCGCGAAGCCCTAAAAAAAGAGATCGGCGAGTTAAAAGAACAACTATTGATTAAAACAGAGGCATATAACATTGCTAAAAAACACTTGGAAGATGTGAAGGAAAACTTAGCTGATGTAGAGCAGCAGATTTCCTCATTAAAATTAGACAAAATACCATTTGAAGCAACTGAAAAATATTCAACTATCACTAAAGAAATAAAAAAATTGCAAGAGTACATTACTCAAAGTAACGAAGCTATTCTAGAACAAACTTCCGCTAAAACAAGTGAGATTACAGAAATAGATAAAGAAATCGCAATGATTGATGAAAAATTAGCCTTGTTAAAAGAGTATGAAAGACAGTTATCGATTATTGAAGATTTCAATGAACAAGAGCGCCAATTATCACATAAGAAAGGCGAAGTATTACAAAAATTAGTACTATTTGAAGAATTCTTTATAACAAAACAAAACATGCTGCAAGAAATTATAAATAGTCATTTCTCAGTTGTTAAATGGAAATTGTTCGATTTCTTTGAAGATGGAGGACTTAATGAAGCAGTATGTGAGCCGATGATTGACGGGGTGCCGTTCAGTTCTCTAAATAACGGAAGCAGGATGCAAGCTGGATTAGACGTATCCAACACTCTAATGAAACAGGAAGGCTATATCGTTCCAATTTTTATCGATAACGCTGAAGGTTTGACTAATCACAATAGAGACTCTGTTCAAGTAGACACTCAAGTTATTGCTATGTATGTAAATGAAGATGATAAAACTTTACGAATCAAAAATCACAAAACGGAGGGAAAATAGATGACACATGAACTTGCAGAAAATAAGATTTACGGAAATAGATTAACTAAAATTAACGATACCTTTATGCCACAAGTAGAATCACAGTTATTGAGTAATGGAATAAATATGACTGAATATCAAAAGCAATGCGTAATAAGCGCTATACAAGGAATTAATACAATGCTAACAAACTCAAACTTGTCAATTAATGATGTAGATTCAACAAATATGACAGAAACATTAATGACAATTGCAGCATTACAAGTCAATGCTTCAGCTATTCCTCGTGAAGTCTATTTTCAGACTAGAAATGTTAATAGGAAACAGTTTGGTCAATCAGATAATTGGGTGAAAGTAATTGAAATGGGTATTGAAGGAGATGGAAACGATGCTATCCTTTCAAAATTTGGACGGAACGTAAAACATGTTCATCGTCATTGGGAAGTGAGAGAAGAAGACCATTTTTCGTACCCAGGTTATAAAGGATTATCAGTGACAGATCCAGAATGGGGGCCAACTGGTAAAGGAAAAGTAGTTAGAGTTGTTTATCCTATTGAAATGTCTGACGGTACAATCGAGTATCACATTGCAGAACGAGAGGATGTTGTTAAAAATTTAATTGCTCATATAAACCAGAACCTTATGAATGAAACTTTTGGTATAGCTAAAAAGAAAAAGGACGCAAGTTATCAGCAAAAGCAGGAAATTGATAATAAAAAGCAAGAAATCATGAACAATTTGAAAACAATGTCTTTAGATGACATTTTAGACAGTCAAGAATATCAATCATATATTAGTCCCGCATGGAAATCTCCACAAAGTAGAGAATCCATGATTGTTCGTAAAATGAGAAACAACATTGTTAAGAAAATTCCTAAAAACTTCGAGAATGCGTATGTCGCTATGCAATATCAGTCGCAAGACGACGAAGTAGTTAAATTAGTTAGAAAAGATGTCACAGAACAAACAGCACAAGAGGTATTCGATTTTGATGAAGAACCATCCGAAGTCAAACAAGAAGCTATGAAACACGATAAAGAAACTACACCAGATACAACTATCATCGAACCAGAAGAATTAGCAAAAGAGCCTGTCACTAGTCATGAAAAAGATAACGAACCAACCCAGACAGCGTTTTTTGATGAATTAACCACAAATATTGCTAGCGAAACAGACGGACGTGGCTTTTAATGATTGAAATTAATATACAAGGATCTTCATCTGCAGGTAATAATTATTTACTTGCAGATGGAAACTCATCCTTAATGTTAGAAGCAGGATTAAAGCCTAAAGATATTATGAAACAAGGTATTAATTTTTCAAATATTCAAGGTTTACTTGTAACACATGAACATGGTGACCACTCAAAGTATATCAATGATATTTTACTCGCTGGAAGATTTGATGTGTGGGCCTCACGAGGAACTTTAGAAGGATTAGGTATAAATAGACGGTCACATATTTTAAAAGCTAACCAGCAACAGAAAATTGGTGATTGGTTAGTTAAACCTTTTGCCACTATTCACGATGACAAAAAGGCACGGGCGAGAGAACCACTGGGCTTTCTTATTCTTTCACCTAGTGGAAAGAAAATAGTATTTGCTACAGATACTAACTATTTACCTAAAACGTTTAAAGACGTCACTCATTGGCTCGTTGAGTGTAATCATGATATCAAGTTAGTAAGACAGAGCAAACTGCCAAAAAGTGTTCAAGATAGAATTTTAAGAACGCATATGAGCATAGATGCCTGCAAAAAGTTTTTTCAGTCAACTGATTTAACAAAAACAGAAGAAATATATCTCATCCATTTAAGCGACAAGAATAGTGATCCAGAAAAATTTAAAGAAGAAATAGAAAAAATAACCAATAAAAAAATAATTATTGCATAGAGAGTGGAGGTGTGACATTGAATTATTTACAACAGATTCTTGCGTTTGACGATTATTTGCTTTATAAACAAAAGCTTTCATCAGGTCAGATTGCTTTATGGCGTGCATTAATGTCCATAAACAACAAAGCAGGATGGGCTACATGGTTTACAGCAGCTAATGCAACATTAGAATCTTTGTCAGGATTGTCACGCTCGGGAATTAATAAGAATAGAAACGCGCTAAAGCAACTAGGCTTGATTGATTTTAAAAGTAATGGTCGAAAAGCTACTTCTTACAAGGTATGCGTACTTTATACGTTAAATAGTGCGCAAGAGAGTACACAACAGAGTAACGATAAAGTGACACTAAAGAGTACAACGCAGTCAACGAACAGTGGCACATTAATTAAACATAAACAAAACATAAACACAAACAATTCTTTTTCACCAGAAACAGATAAAAATAAATTAAATATATACGCTGCCGTCGAACAAAATTTTGGGAGACCACTTTCGCCTATCGAAATGGAAATGATTAAACAGTGGCAAACAGAAGATGGTTATCCAGATGACCTTATTCAATTAGCCCTTAAAGAGGCAGTTCTTAATCAGGCATTCAGTCTAAAGTATATGGACCGCATATTGTTAAGCTGGGAACGTAAGGGAATAAAGACAAAAAATCAAGCTATAAAAAAAATTAGTGAATACAATATGCGAAATGATCAAGAGGAGATTTCTGTCGATTCAATACCAAAAGTTACAATGCATAACTGGTTAAATCCAGAGGGAAATTAAGAGAGAGGTGCTGTGATGAAAGCGTGGAGTCAGTTTGAAAAAATGATTGAACAAACCAACGAGTGGTATTGTCGTAACAGAAAAGGCACAGTAGCAAAAATACCTAATGGAACTAAAACTATAAGGGTTGGTGGAAAACCCGTAGTGATTCCAACTAACAAGACAGGATGTGATTTTATCGGACATTTGAAGGGACGGCCAATCGCCTTCGATTGCAAATCTACTGAAAATAAAACTGCATTTCCATTTTATGTTGGAAATAAACCAATGTTAAAAGATCACCAAAAAAATTTTTTAAAGGATTTTAAATTAAGCGGTGGAACAGCATTTTTATTAATTCAATTCAACAAAAGTCATCAAGTATTTTTAGTGGATGTTGATGATTATTTAAATATGCAAAAAAACTTAGGACGTAAGAGTATTCCATTAGATTACTTAAAAGAATTTGAGGTTCGACAGCATGGATACTATTCACATTATTTAGAAAAGTTAGAGCAAAACTACTGGCAATAACAGATTTAGGAGGAGTGGAAATGAGTATTGCATTACCAAAACAAAAACATTTAAGAGGTCCGTTACTTGATTACCTGAGAATTGCAGAGGATAATGGCGATTTGTTTGCATGGAGAAAGGCGTGCGAAATTGGGCGAGAAATATTCTCAGGTGATTTTTCAGACAATGCTAAACCATTAATTGTTATATACAAAGATGGATCTTCAGAAGTATTTAACACAAGAGCTGATGTAATTTCAGCGTGTCGAATCGGAAATGAAACTTTGCGAAAATGTTTGGAGACTGGCAAACAAGATAGATTGGGTCGCTGTTATGACTATGCCATTTTAGAGTAGCAAATTGTAATAGCTAATCGTATCTTTTGGCTCAAGAGGTTAGTCATTATGAATTTTAAAATTATGAGTTTGGAGGGGGAGCAATGGGAAAAAATTTACTCAGAGAGAAGAAGCGATTGATACGACAAAAAATTCTTTTTCTGACGGGTGAAAACGAATCTTGGATGAAGAATCCAGAAATCGTGAAAGAAGTCCAGAGGCTCTCTAAGCAACTAGAGTCAGATCTTATAGCAGATAAGCGACCATTGCCCAGTTTAGATCCTGATAAATTAACAAAAGAGAAGTATCAACATTTCTTAGATTTAGGTTATCAAGTAGGAGATATTAAGAAAGCCTTAGGACTAGGCACAACAACCTTTCAAAATTGGCGAAAGGCTAACGGGATAGAAAATAAAATTAATAGAAAACAAAAGAAAGAGGAGAGTAAACTTATGAAATTTAACATTCATACAGCAAGCTTATTATTACCAGGAACATTTGGAGCAGAAGGA